TTTCCAGCTGATGATTTAATTGTTGATGAACTTGATGAATGTAACCTAGAAAATTTAGAAATGGCTCCGGAGAGATTAGCTTTTTCTATTGATCCACAAGAATTGAAAGTTGCTAATCCAACATATCCCGGATTAGGAATAGATTATGAGTATAATTTGTCAGATAAAAAAAATTGGCATATAACTTGTGATAAATGCAAATTAGAATTTGTACCAGATTTTTTTAAGAATGTTGTTGTACAAGAAGATATTGATGAATATATTATTAGGGATAAAAATTTTGATCCTTATGGGGATAAGGATGTAAATTTAATTTGTGAAAAATGTGGTACTCCTGTCTACCGTTATAAGGAGGGGATTTGGTTAAGTACAGCTAAATCAAATATTAGCGGTAGACATTTAAATCAATTGTTTTCATCAAGAAAGCAAATAAGGGAAATGATTACTCAATTTAATAATGGCTTATCAAATGAAACTAAAATGCAAAGATTTTATAACGGAACATTAGGGCTTCCTTATATTGGGAGAGGAGCAAAAATAAATGATGATATTATTAAAGGTTGTATAGATAATTATAGATTGCACAATACAACTTCTTGTAAAGAGCCTTGTGTTATAGGAATTGATGTAGGTAAAAAATTACATACATCAGTTTTTAGAGTAATAAATAATACAGGTCAATATAAATTAAAACTTGTTTTTTTAGGCGAGTTACATTTTTCAGTAAATAAATTAAGAATAGATATAAGTGAACTTGTAGAGTTATTTAGAAATTATAATATAAAAGCTGGAATTATAGATGCTAAACCTGAAGATAGAATAGCAAGAATGATATGTCAAAATTTTAAAGAAATTTACAGATGTATATATTTAACAGAAAATCCAATTGATCAAATAAACAAAGAATACAAAGTTTTTAAAACAGATAGAACATCCTCTATGGATGGTGTTAAAGAACAAATGATATTAGAAAATTTTATTTTTCCAGAAAATATATTTGAGTATAAAAATTTTGTTAATCAATTAAAAGCACCTATAAGAGTTTTTGAAAAGAAAGAAGAAAAAGAAGGAAGATGGGTATGGAGAGAAGGTCATAAAGATGATCATTATTTTCATTCTCTTAATTATGCAAATATAGCTAAAAAATTATTATTATCTGCATAGGAGTAAACAAAATGTTAATTAACATAATGATAATAAACATTGAGTAAAAGAAAAAGAAAGAAAAAAAAGTATAAAAGTATTGGAAGTGGATTTAATATAAATCCTGAAAATAGACATATAAATTCTCCTAGTACAAATAATAGAAATGATAGAGGTATGCAAGTTTATACTTTATCAGGTCTAATGAATTTTTCAGGAGAAGCTAAGAATAATAATTATATAAGTGTTACTTCAGATAATCCATATTTTGCTTTAACACCACAAGAAAGAAATTTAATTTTTCAATTATCAAGCCCTGTATTTGGAGTTGTAAGTTCAAGGATGAATAGAGTTGCAGGGCTTGATTTTGAAGTTATAGCTGAAAGTTATGTTGAAGATGAAAAAGCAGAATATTTTAAAAATATGTATAATATTATAAAAGAGTATGAAGGAATAAATTCTTTAGAAAGTTTAGTTGTAATTTCTATTATAAAAAATAAACTTTTTAATGAGCTTAAAACTTTAAGACCTGATTTAAAAAATTTTAATAATGCCCTATTAAGATGGAAAAAAAGAATACAAATGACAAATCAATTAGAAGCTAATGATTTAAAGGAATGGTTATGTCAGCCAAATCCTATTGAAAGTTGGCATGACTTTGTAAAAGTTTGGGTGTATGATTTAATGATACATGGCTCAAATTGTATATATAAATCAAAAGTTAATAATAAAATAAATAATATTCAGCATTTAGCTGGTGGAACTGTTATACCAATTAGAACTCCATATGTAGATGCCTCAGAAGCATATATACAAGTAGCTAATTATAAATTTCAAATATTTTTTAGGGATGAAGTAACATATTCAAAATATATTCCTGTTAGTTGGCGTTCTTACAGTATGATTCCTTTAGAATCTTTAATAAATAAAATAACTGAAACTTTATTTTTTGATAAGTTAATGGCGGATCAAGCTGATGGGACTAGGCCTCCAGAAAAAATGGTTTTAGTTACTGAAAATAAAACTTTAAGCTCAGATGTAGATTTAGATTTACCTATGAATAATTCAGAACAAAAAAGATTAGAAGAAAAATTGAATCAGCCAATAAAAAATAGAATTATGACATTTAATGGCAATAATGCAGAAGTTATAGATTTGTCTAGGGAAAATACAATGGAATTTCAGCATGCTAGACAAAAAGACATAAGAGAAGAAGTTGCACTTGTTTTTAATATGACAAATATGGAAGTAAACTTATCAGGATCAGATAATACAAGTGGAAGATCAACATCAGAAGTTCAAAGGGAAATTGAACAAGGTAAAGGAATTGCTCCAATTATAAAAAGTATTGAACAAACTATAAATAGTGATATATTACCTTTTAGAGCTCAAAAAGATGGCTATTTTTTTAAATTTAATGTAGAAGATTCAGAAAATAAAAAAATAGAAAATTTAACTAAAAAATTAAACAGTGGTTTATTTTCTGTTAATGAGATAAGGATAACTGACTTAAATGAGGCTCCTTTTGAAGATGAATTGTATAACTCACCTGATAAATATAGATATAATCAAGATAGATTAAGTGAAGAAAGATATTTAAGAAGTGAGGATGATATATGAGTATTATTAAATTTATTACAGAAAATTCTGAAATGTTGGTTTATTAACAGGTCTAATTGTTGCATTAATTGCATATCTAGCTTTTTTAGACTATAGAATTAAAAATATTAATAATAAGTATATCTCTTTAAGTAAGAGTATGGAAGAAATGAAAAAAGAGTTTGTTAATAATAATGTACAAATGGCAGATGATTTATCAAATATAAGAAGAGAAATATCAAAAATTACGGGTTACTTAGAAGGAAGGAAAAAAAATTAATTATGCTAATAAATAAAACTACCGTAGAAAAAAATTTAAAGTATGCCTCTGAATTAGTAATTAATTTGAAAGATTACTACAGTTTAGTTGAAAGTATAATTAAAGATCGTATAAAAAACAGTGATGATTTAACTATTAATAAAATAGATAATATTATTGAGGATATTTTTAGTGAGTTTTAAATCGCTTTTTAATAAACTTGTTAATAAGTTTAATTGGAATGGAAAAAGTTTAAATGAACTTTTTATAAGTATGTTTTCTAGTAGTAAGAAAAAAATAGAAAATAAAATATTGCAAGATACATTTAAAGAATATAAAAAGGCAGAAAGTAAATTAGGTAAAATAAATTTACCTAATACAAAAGATTTTTTAAGTAGTGAGGCTAAATTAGTAAAATTATCTAAATTTAAAGGTAAAGAAATAAATGATAATTTAAAACAAAAAATAAAAAATGATTTGATTAAAACAATAGAAGAAGATAAAAAAAGTTTAACTTTTAATGAGTTATTAGATGTCTCTTTTACAGATAGATTTAAAAGTAAATTGTCTAAAACTTTAAACTCTTATAATAGTAAAGATAAAGATGGATTAAGTAAATTAGAAAGTATTGCTTTAACAGAAAGTAGAAATGTTGTTAATAGCTTAAAATATAATTATGCTTTAGCTGTTGCAAATAACAATAGAAATATTATTGTTACTAAAATGTGGAAGCATTACCCATATAAAAGTAAATTTCCTAGAAAAGGGCATGCTGAAAAAGATAAAGAGAGTATTGATATTAGATCAAATTTTATAGTAAATTATTATGTTTTAGGTAAGAATAAAAAACAAGTTAAAAAAGGTACTGACGTAATGAGGTATCCTCATGATAGTAATTCAGACAGTAGACAAATAGTAAATTGTCATTGTGATATATTTTTTAGTATAGAGAGGAAATAAATGAGTAAAATATCTTTAAAGTTTCATCCTTTGTTAAATGATAATAATGAGATGGTTATAGAAAAAACATATAAGGGTAAAAAGTCAAAATATTTAGAAGGTGTTTCTTCTGGCTTAAAAGAAGATGCTCATAAAGAAAAAGTAAGTGAAAAATGTATTAATAGTTTTATGGAACAAAGTAAAAGTGAAGATATTTTATTGTTCCCTGATGTTCATGGAATAAAACAATCTGAAGATATTGCTATATTAGAAAATGCCGATATACTAAACAATGGAGATTGGTATACAAGTTATAGATTATATGATGAAGATGATATTGATGATATATTAAAATTATCAAAAATAAATACATTATGGAAGCAATGTAAAGGATTGCCTCCATACAAAAAGAAAAAGCAAATGGGTTTTTCTATAGAGGGAATTATACCTGAAGATGGCATAATTAAATCAGCTAAAGGTGAAACTATCTTAGATAATATTTTATTAGATGGAGTTATACTTGTGCCTAGACCTGCTTATGAAACAAGTATTGCAAATGGAGTTTATAAGGCATTAGGTGTAATTTCTCCATGGGTTGCTAAAAAAACAGAAAATTTAGCAAAAAGTACATTTAGTCAAATATTAAATGAAAAAAAAGCAGAATCAAAATTTTGGGATACAAAATATGAATTAAACAGTGCATTAGAAGAGTCTATTGATAATATTATGTCAGACAATAAAGATATGAAAAAAGAAAGACTAAATATAGTTTTTCATGAGTATACAACTGCAATGGTAAATCTTTTATTAGAAAGTCAAGAAATTTTTAGTAAAGATGAATTAAATGAAGAGATTAAAAAATCTATGATTGCAAGTAGAAGAAAAGACATTTATGATGGATTAATACTATGTGTTAAAGATTTAATTGGTTATTATAAGAGGAGGAAAAGTAGTGAAAAAACAAGTTAAAAAACAAGCTGGCATATCAGAAGAAGCTCTTTTGAGTAATTTAACTGCTTTATTAAGTGAACTAAAAGTTCTTGCTAATAATGAAGATAATTATGAAGAAAGTATGGAAGATGATTCTGAAGAAGGTATTCAAATGGAAGATGATTCTGAAGAAGGTATTCAAATGGAAGATGATTCTGAAGAGGATGTAGAAAAAGGTTTAGAACAAACTCAATCTGAAACTTCAACAGCTAATGCTAATGCTGGAGATAGAGATGAAGAAAATTTACCTGATGGTACTAAAGAAAATACAAGTGTATTAGCAAAAGATTTTATCAATACTTTATTAAATAATAAAGTATTAAATAAAAGAAAATCAAAAAATTCTATTGAGGAAGAATTTAAAAATTTAACTAAAGTAGTTAAATCAGTAATTCAAACTCAAAAAGAAAATCAAAAAGTTATTGAAGAAATACTTTCTGGAATAGGTGTAGCAAAAGCTATTGAAGAAATAAAAAGTGAAGAAAAGATAAAAAAATCAAAAAAAGAAATAAACAATAATTTAGATCTTCCTGTGTTAATTGAATTTATTCAAAAAGCAGCTGGTGGAAAGGATATTAAATTTGATGATTCAAATTTAGACAGCAGTAATCCAAAAGATATGGCAAGAAAAAGCATTGCTAGTTGGTTACCAAATGTATTAAAAGATAAAAGGAGGTAATAAAATATGAGTAATAATTTACTTAGACAATTTAGTCAATATAATAAATATGCAAATGATGAAAGCTTAATTAAAAAAGCTCTGTCAAGTGCTACAGGAATAGGAGAAGCTCTTATTCCTGAGAATCTAGAACAGGAGATAACAAATACAATAATAAGATTATCTCCAGAATTAGCCTTAGTTGTAACAAGAAAAATAAACGGTAAAACACATGATTTTAACAGATTAGTTGCATTGCCTAGAACAGGTGGAGCTATGGGTGAAGCAGCTTCAACAATTGTGTCTAATTCACAAACTGTTAGAGATAATGTTAGGCTAAAAATCATTAGAAGAAAAGGTGAGATTACAAATTTTCTTCAAGACACTTCACAAGAATATATTGATGCAGCAACTTATGAAACTGAAAATTTACTGCAACAGCATATTTATGATTTAATCAATTATATAATGTATGGAAATGAAATTGCAAATCCTTATGAATATTCAGGCCTTGATTATTATATCAGCAGTAATAGATTTATTTCTACTGATAGAGAAGGGGATGAATTAACAACATTAAATATTTTAGATAATATGATTGATAAGTCAAACAGGGCAGGTGGAAATAAACACAAAAGAGCTT